TTGATCACGGAACCATTCGTTCCAGATCAAGTAATAGGCGCGATGAAAGAGCGCGGTGTGTGTGAGATCGGGAACACCTGTGGGAATTGTCAGGTAGTCCGATAGTGTGCCGATGTCATAGCCAGTACCGGCAGGGGAAACCATTTGCGGAATAGTGTAATCGGTTGAGTCCCCAGGATTTATTTGTTCGCCCTGGAATTTTTGGAAGTTGTCCCATACCAGGCGATACGGAACCGAGAAGAAGAAGGTTTCCAGAAACATGTTGTCCATGATCGGGAATATTGGTGTAGCCAGTCGACCGAATGCAGTCATATTGAGATTGAAGGTATCCCCTGGTAATGCTTCGTCAACGAACATGGGAACCAGGAGGCCGGCATCAAAAGTTGTTTTGTAGCCGTGTGAACGGTCGAATGAGGAACGTTGTATTTCCGCTTTGGGAACACGTGAAAATTTATGTTGCATTACTGATTTTGACATTTTTATATCTCCTTGAAGTTCGAGGCAAGACCGAAATTTTGTTTCGGATATGCGGTGAGAGTTGCGGTTGCATCGTCGTAGTCTCCGACGAAGAATAGTTCAAAGTCAGAGGGAAATTTGCTGATGTTGCTTTGACCATCAGAGGCCATAGTTGTAAAGATGCGTTGTGCCGTTTCATCCGTATTTGTGAAGAAAGGATGCGAGTAAACACGGGCTTTGTTGTCATATATTGCATAGGCTCGAATGATCATAATTCTCTTTTGTAAAGTTTTGTTTTTGCGGTTTGTATTTCCTCGCGTACAGCGAGGCGCGCAGGTTTTGAATTTTTCAGTTTTTGCGGTGTGAGTTGTTTTTTTCTCCTTGATTTTTTCAGCGTATGTAGAGCTTCGGCGGTTGCTTGATTCCGTTTTTCCAGCTTGTCGAAATAGCGTGGAGTTTGTCGTTTTTTGGTGTCCACAATAACGAAATCGTCAGGGTAGATATCTGATCTAAATTTCGTGTGCCAATTTTTACCGATAGCAGGATTGCGTGAACACGCGAGAAATTCCGGTTCAAGCGTAAAAATCTCCCCGGTTTGAGGATCGAATTTTTCATAGTGTATTTTTGCTTCCTCCCCGTATTTTTTGCCAATGATGTAGCCAGCGGCGTATGCCGCGGATTGATAGGTTGCGGTACCGATCGTGCATGTGCCCATGCCCCATAGTTTGTCCAGGCTCGGGGATGACCATTGCTGGTGACCGCTTTTGCTTTTGCCTGGAATTGGCTTGCGGTCATAGTAGAAATCATGACCGAAGATTATGGCGTGATAGTGCGGCCTGGCGAGCTGGTCGCCGTATTCGCCGCAAAGGAAATAGGAGATTTTTTCCGGGGAGATTCTCTTGCGGAATCTTTTTAGGAAATCGACGTAATCCTTAGGGCGGAGAGTGCCGCCAGGAGGAAGGAATTCGTCGGAGTAGGTGAGCGTTAAGAAGCTGTTGTGATCATGGAGCTGCAACTCCAGGGCGCAGCGTGTAGCCCACATTTGAGTGTAGGCAATTCGACAGCCTACGCAGCGGCCACACGGCATCATGACCGGTGGCAGATCGATGAACCCCTCCTTCCTGTTGAAGGCAATACCGCCGGAGGGGGTGCGGTATGCCTCGTAAGGACGGTAGCAGCTCACGCTATAGGCGTATGCCGCCGCGCATTGGATTTGAGGGAATGTTGCGCCGGTTGGTTTTGCTGGCCGTTTTGGAAAACAGGCGTTTCGATGCAGAGCGTTTCATAGCATGGCGTTTCATGTGTATCTCCTAAGTTGTTGATTAGACACAAGAACAAGGCGATTTTTAAGATTAAGATCATGACCGCCTCGTTTTGGTGTCAGTTGGACTATATAGCAACAAGAAGGGCATATAGTCCTAAGTTTTACCGGGAGGGGTAGATTGCGGCGTGATTGTAGTGGCCTGAGGCGTTGCCGCAAGTGGGGTAGGTTGAGCTGCTGAAGCAGCGGGAATAGGAGGGGTGCCTAATTTGGCTCCGGGCTTGAGAAGGCCCATTTCCTCCATTCGTGGAAGGTTTTCGGGGTCGTGGACGAAATCGAGAAATTTTGCAGGGTCATTCTCGAATTCCGTCCTGATTGCGGAAGGGAGATCCTGGAAGAGTGATTTTGCTTCCGCGACGATAAGCATGGCTTCCGTGAAGTCTTGACCGTCAAGGTCAAGGTATTGGGGAGAGTGTTTCGACACGAAGTCGATGATTCCGGTTTTGAGATAGCGCGACATGATGATGTTGATGTCGCACTCGTCGCGGAAGGATTGTTTTGTTCTGCCTTCACCTGTTGGCATGTGAAGTTGTATTTTGAGTTGTGGGGAGTAGGCATGTCTGAAGCCACTGGCCCGAGTTGTAGTTGAGTAAGTTTGTGAAGTGGAAGGTTGTGTGAGTTTTTGATTTTTTGTTTCGGGTTTTGTGGCTGACATGTTTTGTACTCCGTTTTAAGTTGTGTTGTGATTTCCGGCTTCGCCGGTTTCGCCTTTGCCTGGTAAAAACGATGAAGCTGTTTTCACCAGACAAACGCGATTGCGTTATTTTTTTGCAGTTGGTTTATTGAAGATTTTGACGTCGGGAATAACTGCGTCAAGCAGTTTCCCGCCTGAGGATATGGCTGGTGCCCATCTAGCGAGGATGTCGGCCATAGCGACAGATTCGCTGTGATTTATTTTGTTCTGGTATTCCAGAAGTTGGATTTTTTGCATGACCTCACGAACGATCTGGCGTTGAGTATCGACGTTTGCGTAGGTCAGTAGGGATTGAGCATCATTAAGAAGCTCTTGTGCCGCCTGGGTACGTACACCCTGGCGGTTTAGTGCGGCCTGGGCCGCACTGGTGAGTGTTGATTGTTCTATGTTTGATGGACGGACTCCTTCCGTTATTGATTGTTTTTGAATTAATTCTGTTGATGCAACCTCTTTCGCGGTTGATGCAGTAGTGAGTTGTGCCTGTGCACGTAGTAATTCGTTTTGGGCCTGGAGATTTTCTGCCTGTATTCCGGCGATACCGCCTTTTACGGCAGAGTCTCCGACGTTTTGAGCTGTGTATGTTGCGCCTCCTGGTGTTGTTGCGCCTTTACCGCCAGTGGCGGAAAGGATTGGGTTAAGGCCCGCAGCTCGAAGGTCAGCGACCTCTCGCTGATGAGCTGTACTCGACATTCTTTCTTGGAAAGCCATTGAGGCTTGAGCTGATTTTGCGGAAGATTTATTACTGAGAATTCCGCCGAGTAGACCTAGGCCGCCGCCGATTACAGCGCCCCAGGGGCCGCCAACGGCGAACCCTGTGGCAGCTCCAGAAGCGACGCCACCCAGGGCGTTACCCTGGGCTGCATCGTCCTGGTCAGCGACAGAGTAGTCTGAATAATCTGAGCTGTAGGTATTCATGTTTTACCTTAGAAATGATCGATCATTCCAGGCACACCGTATACAGGCATTGGTCGTGCTGTGCGGAATTTGAAGTAAGCGTCGAAGATGAAGTGTGGTTCATCAGGAATTGCTATGACGCGATCAATAGGCGGATTCTCCTGGATGAATGAAGTATCGAGTACAGGTGCAGTAGCGAAGTCCTGGGAGAGATGCCAGGCATCGAGTGATTGCGGTGCGCTTGAGCGCAGTAGGCCGGTGATGTGCGAAGGTTTATATCTATATTCTGCGAATCGTTCTTGGTAACCAAAAACGATGTCGTCCTGAGCCGGGATACCGGTAGCAAAGATTTCCTTCTGAAGAACAGCTTGTTCTCCCAGGTGAGCGAGGGCAGGCTCGAAGAAGTCAAATCGAGTTTTGCGCGACCACATGCGATCAAGACCTTGTTGGTAGGTTAGGTCAGCGCGTACGCACATCATTCCGATAACAAGACAGTGTTCGGTGAATGATGCTGTGAAGCCGTTCTTCCTGGATTGAACCGTTCCCATTGCAGCCAAGTTGCCCTGTGGCGAGTCGGCGTATGCGCCGGATGCTGATGTTTGGGGAATCGGTGAGATATTGACTGGTGAAGAACCACCGCCCAGGAATTCGGGGCGTTGAAGTCGTGCGTCGGGTGAATCGACGCCGAACCTAGCTTTAATTGCTTCTACGTAGCGCGTTCCGCCCCTGGCGTCGCGCTCGAAGATGCGTTGAATTTGAAACGCCTGACGTAGTGAGTTGATGGTAGCTGCTGTTGCAGTTGAAAGGTCAGCGATCAAGTGAGGATTGGACCATTCTGCGCCGCCTGTTGTAGGCGTAGCTCCATCCCAATTGACGACGCCGGAGCCGACACCGGATATACCGCCCTGGTAGCCGCCGA